GTGNAACGTCATAAAGGCGCTTCACCTTTAGGATGGTCCGTATCTCAGCGCCATCCTCATCTTCTTCCCAGTTTTCCTCCAATACGGAAAAAGAGAAAGATGAGTGCTGTATGTCTCCGCGCCTTACCATTTCAACCAGGTCATTGCCCGTGGTTGTATTGGGTGCCTCAAACTCATACCTGAGTCCGGTGTCGTCCACTTCAAGCTTCAGGGTTTCAGATATGGTCCGGGCAAGCACCTTATTGAAGTCGTGGTTGTATAATGCCACCACGTCATCTGCAAGGCGCCCTTCAAAAGCACCTGGTTCGATCTTCTCCCTGAACCATCCAATCGTTCTGGATAGTTGATTAAAGACCGCAGCATATCCGGCAATGGTCCTTTTTTCATTGCCTTCTCCGTCCTTTCGGATTTCAATTTGTACGGGATTGTCAAAGCATCGCACCTCCCGATGGGTTTCTTTTTCCTTACTCATTATCTTGTTTTTTTAGTTTTTCAATCGGGGTGTAGGCTCCCTGGGCAAAATGTGTGTCTCCGCCTTCATAGGACTTTTCATTTTCACGCTCACGGATCTCGTTTGGCGACATTGCGCCAATGGAGAACATGGCCCGGTAGTATTCGCTCCTTGCCTTTGAATCACCTCTGAGCAGGCCAGCTATGTTGTACTCAGCATAATACTGCTTTCGCTCTTTGGTTCTGAACAGCTTTCTGTTTAATTCAGACTCCCAACGCTTAATCCAGGGCATCAGGGTAAAGGTTACAAACTCCATCCCTTGATGCTCAATGTTGTTGTGCGTAGCACGTTCGAGGTCCATAAGCAGATGTGGCTGTACGCCAAACATCCGGGCGACTTCCGCCACCTGGAACTGCCTTGTTTGCAGAAACTGGGCTTGATCAGGTGGAATGCCGATCCGCTGATACTTTGCGCCACCTTCAAGTATAGCCGTCTTATGTGTCTTATCAAGACCGTGGTATGTAGAATCCCAACTATCGCGGAGCCGGTCGTATGCCTTGTCGCTCAATTCGCCTGGGATCTCCATCACGCCATCCATATTTGCACCGCTACCAAAGAAGCGAGCGCCAAACTTTTGCGCTGCCATTCCAAGACCCATGCTTTCACGCATCACCTGTATTGGTGAATATCCCTTAACGCCATCAAAAGAAAGCCCAGGTATATGGATTACGTCATCAGCGGATAAGCTATGTCGCTGATTATCATACATTACATTGTAATAGTTTCCTTGTTTCAGTGTGACAATATCCACCTGGGTAGGATGTACCGGAATCAATTCCACCGGTCTTCCTGCCTCACGTCTGATCACGGCATACGCATTACCGTACATAAGAAGCACGGCACATAATGATTCGCGGAAGTTGTAAGCGGTCATCAGTGGCGATGGATCATTAAGCACATCAGCTACCGGATGATCAGGATACTCCTTTCTGCTGCCACGTTCTTTCTTGTAAACCTGTAAGGGAAGGGAGGCAATGGCACCGCTGATGATATTCACCGCGCGCCAAACTGCCGTAATGGTAAGAGCTGATTTTTCAGACACCTCTACACTGGACTCCGTCTTCATTGCACCAACGGCGTTCATAAACTTCTCGCCTGGCTTATCAATATGCCCTGTATGGATCTCGCGCTTTTCCCAAATAGGGATGCCAAAAATTCTATATTGCCGTTTCATTCAACAGCAATGATACGGCAATATTTTAATTAATCAAGGGAACATTGTTCCATTTCTTTATTTCTTAATGTATTTAAGGAACATTGTTCCATTCACATCTGACGGATTCGCCTGTTTTTGATTTGCCGAAAGGAGTCGTAATTAGAGTACCGCCTTCCTCCAAAAATATCAATATACTCCCGCTCAGTTATTTCGTAGGCTTCGGCTTGTGAAGTTTCACCCTGGTTAAGATGATGCAAATACCGCTTTATGAACCCGACTGCTGAACTTAACTGCTTTACGAGTTTGAGGTCTGTTTGTGTCATATTGTTCGTTCATTAAGTTAACTTGATAATCAGCTTTCATTATATCGTTAAAATATACATAATCGCGTATTTCAATCAGGTCGTTGATGACGTTATTGGCATATAGGGCGGTTGCGTGATCGCGTCCGTAAAACCTACCAATGGCATCCAGGGTAAAGCGCGTGTATTTTCGCATTAAATATATTGCCACCTGCCGGGGCTTAACTACCTCTGACTTGCGGGTATCTATTCGAAGGGTTTCAGGAGTTGTTCTAAACACCTCGGCAACAATGCGATTGATTGCTTCAAGGCTGGTTATGTTTTTCTGGTCGGAGTCTTTTTTTACCCCTGGGATCAAGTAATAATTCATAGCGTTCTGATTGGTCGTTTTTCGTAAATTTCATTTGCCTCTGGCTTTTTATCGGCCATCACAGTGAGATATTCCCCAAGCGACATCACGCAAGCCACAGCGCCATCAACCTTCTCTGAGCTCTTGTCTTTTGATATTTTGACGTTCCCCGCAGGATCCCTTTGTATAGCAACATTGCTTATATGCCAGGTAAGGACCGGGTTCCCCTGGTGATCCATTTGCTTCTTCAGCACCTCTTTTTCGAATTCTTTAGTGGGCGTGGACATACTTGCATAGCCCTGTCCAATGGGTGACATCTCAACTCCTTCGTCTGCCAGGTCGATCACAAGTTGTGAGCTGTTCCAGCGGTCATATCCGATGCTTTTGATTTTATATTCTTCGCGCAGTGCCAAGATGTCAGCCTTGATGTGATTGTAATCGGTGACGTTTCCAGGAGTGGTCCGGATGTATCCCTCACGGATCCACCGGTCGTAATTGATACCCTTGTTTTTCACCCGCTCTTCCACGTTCATCTCCGGCATCCAAAAGAAAAGTTTGTAGATTCGTTTGCCATCGGGAAGCTGGAAGCGAAGCGCCAGGGAGGTTGTATCTCTCACACTGGCAAGGTCAAGCCCTCCGTAGCATTCAACCCCTTCCAGGTCCACATCAAAATTCTGATTACACGCATCCCACTTGTCCTTCTCAATCCATACCTCAGCGCTGTCGGTCCATATGTTGAGGTTTTTGGTCAGGAAATTGTAAAGCTGATCAGGGTTGTTTTTCGCCTCCTGGTGTGCTGCCTTCAGAAAGCTTTTGGTAACAGACACATTTAGGTTGGGATTCGCCTTCACCCAAACACGCTCATCGTTCCAGTCGTCATCTTCATCGAGGGTGTGAATGGAGGCATAGAGATCATCTTGCTGCAGGGTGCCATCCAGCACCTTCATTGCCACATCGCGGTAGCGGTAGCAGGGCACGTTCCGGTTGAATCCAGCCGTGGTAAGTATCAGCATCAGTGGGTTGGTACGTGCACCCATAGCGGACTTCATCACACCGAAAACCATATCATCCCGGTGTGCGTGAAACTCATCCAGGATTACTCCGTGCGGGTTCAGTCCATCCAGCGTGTTGTGATCAGATGACAGTGCTTTGATTGAGGATCCCATCATCTCACACGTAACGGAATGCTGAAACACCTGGGCATACTTTTTCAGATCTTCGCTTTGTTTGACGATGTTCCTGGTATCATCCAAACAGATCCGTGCCTGCTCCCGTTTGGTCGCCACGGCATAGATCTCCGCCCCCGGCTCCTGGTCCATCATCATCAGGTAAAGACCTTGCGCTGCCGCAAAAGTTGTCTTGCCGTTTTTTCGTGCCACGTCGGTATAAGCATATCGGAACCTCCGGTGCCCGCCTTCGGCCTTCCATCCATAGATGCAGTAGATGTCGAATGCCTGCCAGGGAGAAAGCACAAAGCGCTGTCCGGCAAAGTTTCGCCCCTTTGCGTGTTTGGTGAAGTCAAAGAAGCGGAGGACCTTCATCGCCTCTTTTTCGTCAAAGTAAAACCCGCGGCCATATGCGTTGTCCAGGTCTTTCAGGTGACGCTCCACCCGAAGCCTGGCATACTTGCCCGTGACGATCCGCCCGGATGTAACGTCGTTGATGTATTTTGTTATGATGGATTTGTAGTTCATGGTCTATATATTTCACCTTGCAGATTAACGGATCCT